GTATGAGATTAATCAAGATTACAAAAACAAGAAAAGCGGACAGGACTGGCACATCATGTTTATGAAACACTATTATGACGACTCAATAAACGCAGAATGTGAGCATTTATTCAGACAGACAGGTTATTGGCCTAAATATTGTAAGGACTGACATGGATTGGCTTAAAACGATTGAACAACTAGCACCGACAATTGCCTCAGCTCTGGGTACTCCAGTAGCGGGAATGGCGGTATCTGCGCTTGAATCTGCTCTGGGCATGAAGTCAGAGGACATACAAAAGAACATTGAAGACAGTAAATTAACTGCCGAGCAAGTTGCATCTATACAACAGGCTGAGATTGCGTTGAAAGCTAAAGCGCAAGAGTTGGGTTTGAACTTCGAACAATTAGCAACCCAAGACCGAGCGTCTGCAAGGGATATGCAAACTAAACTACATTCAATTGTTCCGCCTACATTGGCTATATTGGTTACTTTGGGGTTCTTTGGAATACTGATAGGTCTTATGACCGAGCAATTTAAAACGTCAGAAGCATTGATGATTATGCTTGGTAGCTTAGGAACTGCTTGGACTGGAATAATTGCCTATTATTTTGGGTCAACACTAGGCTCACAAAACAAAGACATAATGCTTCACAATTCAATACCAAACACAAAATGATTAATTCAAGAAACTTAGATGATCTCCTACCGCAAGTTAAAGCAAGAGTTGAAGATTTTATCAAGGCTTGTCAGCATAATGGCATCGACATCTTGGTTACTTCTACATATCGGGATTATGAAAGTCAGGATGCTCTTTATGCGCAAGGACGCACAACTGAGGGCAAAATTGTCACAAATGCAAGGGGAGGTGACTCTTTTCACAACCATCGTTGCGCTGTGGATATTGTGCCTGTGGTTAATGGCAAACCAGACTGGGATGGATCACATCCAATTTGGGCACAAGTAGGGCAACTCGGAGAGGAATCAGGATTGGAATGGGCTGGTAGGTGGACAGGTCATCTGCGTGAAATGGCTCATTTTCAATTTACTGAAGGACTTACTATTGCAGATTTGAAATCTGGCAAAAAGATTTCTTAAGAAATTTATATACAAGCTCTATTTCTTGTAAAGAAGCATCTGATTTTATTACATTTGCTCTTTTTGAAATAACTTGTACATTTCCTTTAATGTAACCAAAATTATTATTAATTCTGTCTAATGATGGTGATTTATATTGTCCTCCCTTTTTTTCTCCAATTTCTAATTTAATATTTAATATTGGGCAAAATTCTGGTATTTCTATATCTGTAATATCTAAATTAAATTCTAAATTTTTGTGTAAAGCTCTAGCCTTGCATCTGCTTAACATTGTTTTAATATAAGAAATACCTAATTTTTTATTTCGTTCTTTTGAAGAATTTCTTGCCATTGTTTTTCTTCGTTCGGCATTTTCTGGTTTTTTCCAATATTGCTTTTCATATTCTTTTCTAGTTAAACCAGAATGTTTTTTTTGTGCATTAAATTTATTTGCACATTGTCGAGAACAAAAATGATTTTCTCTTTTTTTGTACCAAGCAAATGGCTCTGATCTTTCTTTGTTTTTACAAAAATCGCATTTGAATGTAATATTGGGCATATAAGTGTGTTTTATTGTGTATTGAAAATGTTATTATATAATATTAACAATGCAATGACTTTTTAACAAACACTTATTAAAATACTTGAAAGGAAAAAATAACATGAAAAACTTTAAAATTCAAGGCAAGACTTATGAATCACCTAAGTCGCATTATGTAGTCATAAGACAACATGAAAAGAAAACTGAACACGAGTTGCATAGACTAGAAGACAAGCTCAAAAAGCATGAGAATTTGCCTATGGAAAAGGCGCATCCGATTAAATAAGACTATTCTTGTAATTTATATAGGTTTCGGGTAGAGGCACATTATCAGGCCACAAATTAGCTTCAATTAGCCAGTAAACTGTTTTAAGGTGCGCTCTATCCCAGAGCCTTTCACGTTCTTTCTTGCTGTAGATAGAACCTTGATCTAAATCCATGTGGCAAACATGGCATAAGGCAGCGATCATATTGTCATCTGCCTTTATAGCTTTACCTTTTCCATGTGCCCCTTGATTGGAATGTGCGCCAACAATCGTGCCATCATCTACCCCACACATGGCGCAATTCAGATATTGGCAGTTATCCAATAGCTTACGATTGCGGATGTATTCACGTTTGGGATTTGGTTTCATTTATTTCGATTTCGTTCTGGGCACACCAAGCATATAACCACTCTACAAACTGTGATGCCTGGTCTTTAGTAAATTTACGAGATTGAAGACCCAGTTGCACAATCCGATGACTATCTAAGCTCGGTACAACTTTACCGCTTCTAAGCCCTGTTTCCGAGGCAAATTGGTCTATTAAAAAGCGCTTCCAACTCTCCTCATCCCATTTAGCTCCAAGATGTGTAGCATGATGGGCAATATCTGCAATTATTGCATGATACAACCTGTTTTGATCGTCTGATCTAACTGCATCCACAATTTCCATATCAAGCTGTTTGCCAACTTTAAGCGCCTCTAAGATTTTAGGCCAAACTCTGACCATCAACGCTTTTGCTTGTTCTTCATTTTCTAATTTAAATTTCATGGTTTTGACAACATAAGTTTCAGCATCCGCATTGCGCTCTCAACTGAATCAACCAAACAAAACGGCCCACCTTTCCAGTTTTCAGCAAAGTCTAATTGGTTCTCGTTGAACCCTTTTTTGCCATAAGCTGAATCAGGATTTTTCACTTCCATAAGTAAAGTCTCTCCCTCATATCCCACAAGAAGATCGCAAGGTTCTTTGATGTAATATACATAAGCCCCAGCCTCACGAAGAGCCTTGACTATTTCTGCCTGATTCTCGTCAACTCGTGCTGCTCGTCTCATTTTTCTTCCTATGTATCGTATTTTTTACATCTTCAGCCAAATTTGCAAATAATGCGTTACTTTGCATCTTCTGACGTACTGCATCCCTGATGTATTCTACCCAGCCAGGTTGCATTGCAAGGTGAGCGTACAGCTCCACAATCTCATCATACATTTGGTCAAAAGGCTCATCCATTGACAATCCACTTTCTCATTTCGTTTGAATTGCGGTAGCCAATGGACTTGTAGAACCTTGGCGCAAGAACACGCACCTCTGGGGAAAGTCTAGGTAATCTTTCCGCTACAGGGTACTTAGTCTCTTTTAAAACAGTTCCCTCAGGCCAAGGCGGTACTGGTTGCCAAATTGTTTTAATTTCCATAATTTCCCCATTGATTTGCCATTGCTTTAGCTATTCCATCAAAAGTTTTAGCTCTATTTTTTTGTCTATCTTTTCCACCTTTGTTAAACCAATTACCAGGTATTTTTGTGCTTTCTTGTTCTTGGACATACATAGTTGCCATTAATGGCGGTAAATTTTTTAACCAAAGGCAAGTTTTCTTTTTGTATGGATGCCCAAATTCATAAGGTTGAATAATTTGATGATATTTTGGCAATCCAAATATTAATGATGGTACAGGATTTTCTATTGCAATTTTTGGAATATTACAACAAAGTAATTTCATAAAAAAGTCTTTAGCTTTCATGCCCAAAGCTAATCTATCTTGATTTAAAACTTTGCCAGGATAAAGAAATCTAGCTCCAGCATTACTTAGATATGTGCAAGGAGGATGGGCAATCATTAAATCCCATCCATCATGCAAAACATCAAAAATATCACCTTGATAATGAGGGCCTGGTGAATCGGTTGCAATAATGTCACAACTCATGGCTTCATGTCCTGCAGCAATAAAAGCATCCCTCACAGTACCTGAATATTCACAAGCTATTAAAACTCTCATCTTTGTATCGCTTTGATACGTTCTCTAATGTAGTCAGGCATAGGTACTGCCAATTTCTTTTCTTGCTCTAGTTTAACAAGATAAGGGTCACGCTCCTGAACCATTGTAGAAACTTCAGGTATCTCAGCTCCATCCCAACGCTGTTGGTTTAAATACACAAGTGGCGCAGGAATAAATGCTCCGTTGTCTTTGCGCCAATCGTTTGTGGTCTTCATCCATTCAACGTGTTTGATTATTTGGTCGGCACACGCATCACAGTAGTATTTCTGCCATTTTTTCAAACATTCTGACTTTCCTCCTTTGCGTGAGCTACGAGGCCAGGCTTTCCAAAAATCTTCAAATGTCATAATTTATCCTTATTAAAGTTAACCAACCACAAGCGGTACATTTTATTTTCCAACCAATCTTTATCTGCAATTATTTGTTATCCCACCACATTTGCATATTCTCATTTATTTCCCCTGTATTCAATGGTGCTTTTGGTGAATCTTAGAGCAAAGCATAGCCTAACCGCATCAAAATGCCAGTTTCGCTCTATGCCTGTGGATAAGTGCTTTATGGAGCCATCTCGTCGCATTGCATTTTCCAGACTATTTTAAAACCACCACGCTCTAGAAATTCGCCCACGTTCTCTGCTTTGGTTCGCTCGTGTTACAGAGTATCTCAAATCAAACCACCGACGTACCGCATTTGATTGTCCAAAAGCAAAAACCCTAAAAATATCTCTGCGGTCTTGGCTCTTGGCGAGAGCAACAACGAGCGATTGAAGTCCATCAAAAGTTCGCTTGTCGTCTGACAAGACCGCACAGGTATCTGTAGGGTTCACAATGGACTTCTATCGCCTAGATGCCACTCTAGACGATTTGCATTATATCCTAGTTAACCTCTAATTTCAAAATAAATTAAAAGAAGAACGATAAATATTAAATAAATCATTCCAACACCTCAAACCATTCGGGGCGCAATACCCTTATTTGAAATATTCTCAACTTGGGTATCTGTTGCCAATTGTTAACAGCTTGTCTAGTTACCCCAAGCAACTTTGCTAGTTTTGCTGGTGTTCCTGCTTTATTTACAAAATATTGTTTGTCCATGTTGTTTATTGTATACATTTATTTACACATTTAAATTATTTTATTATTTTTGATGTTTTCTTGCGTCAATGGGTAAATTATCGTTTACACTTCATTCATCAGCACAAAACTGATACAGACAAATTTAGATAAATAAAGGAAAAATTATGAAACGTCATTTAGAAATAGCAAAATTATTAAACATCTCTGAACAACTCGCATACGATGTTTTAGATCAAATGTTTTTATCTGGTATTGATTTCAGTCAATGTACTAGAAAAGAATTTAATACAGTAGCCAAGGAATGTTATTCAATTATTCTTGCTAAAAAATAAATTTAGATAAATTAAGGACACATTATGAGTAATAGAAGTTATTTTGAAGAAGACGATAATATTATAGAACTCAAAGCGCAAGACTTTTGGGAAGCTCGTCAATACAACATTCTGAGAGCAAATCCAATCTGCTCAGACCCCGATCACCCTGGTTGCGACAATTGCATGGGGGACGAAGATGACAATTAAATTCCGCTACAACGGCAACGAAACAACTCGTACGTTTCCTCGCACATTAGCTGAGGCATTTCCCGCAACCCCACAACCCAATTTCGAGGATGATATGGATAACGAAGATAAATTAATCTGTTTGATTTGCGTAATCATGTTTGTATTCACGTTTACTTTAATGTTTTTGGGGGTTGTATGACTATCAACGACTTACTCAAACTTAATGTAAACGACCACACAGAGAAAAAAGGTCAACTGACATACCTATCATGGGCGTGGGCATGGGCAAAGGCACTAGAGGCTGATCCAGGTGCTACATGGGACGTACAGATGTTCAACGACAAATGTTTCATGGAAGTCAACGGAACTGCTATGGTGTTTGTCACAACCCAGTTATTTGGCAAACAAATGACCTGTCAACTTCCAGTTATGGATCACAGAAACAAGGCAATTATTAACCCTGATGCGTTTCAGGTTAATACTGCAATCATGCGGTGCATGACTAAATCATTAAGTTTGCATGGTCTTGGTCTATACATTTATGCTGGTGAGGATTTGCCTCAAGGTGAAGAGCCTGAATCAAATGTAAATGAGTCCGAAATGGCTGACTATATGGCTTTGTTTGAAGAATGTGTATCAATTGATGCATTACAAAAAGCATTTGTGCAGGCAATAGCTGCAACAGATGGGGACAAAGACTGGCAAAAGAAACTTATAGGTAAGAAAGA